AAGATATTAAAATAAACAGCTCCAGTTATAAAATCTTCATTAGTTGTCCATGTTTTGCTTTCTGTTATAGTTGGGTCAAGACAAAAATACAATGTATTTGTATCAATATCACCAAAACAAACAGTATATTTTACAGGCAATTCACTTTTATTCACATCAATCTCAAATCTAAATCTATAAGGTTTGTTTGCCTTAAAAGTAACATCTTTCACATAATAAACATGATTTCCATATTTTGTATTGTGTTCTTTATATTTGAATTTTGAAGTAACATCTGTTTTTTTCATAGTTTTTTGTGTTGTTGTATCATTCCAAAAAACAGTTGCATTATCATGATTAATAATTAAACTATATTCATTGCTTATCTGTATTGTTGTATAAACATCTTTATATGAACTTGTTTTATTATCATATGTGGTTGTATTACAATATAATATTCTGTTATCAAAATCAACCCAGCCGTAATTATTACTATCACAAAAATAACTTTTCTCTACTTTTACAACCTCCTCAACATCTCTCCATACCCATGCCTTGCTTCCAGATTTAATCTTAATAGGACTTATTATTGCAATATCAACAGTCTTATCAACATTTTTACTCATTAGTTCGTTACCTTCTAAAATAAATTTACCAGAATGTGGAGAATATCCTGTAATATCAAGTTCCCAATTAATTTTATAATCAGTGTTATCAATAATTATGTTTTTTCCATTTTTTGTGATAGAATACTTTGAAGCAGGAAAAACACTATCTACTATTTCATTATAACAAGAACTAGCTAAAAGTATTAAAAATAAAAAAATTATACAGCTTTTGATTTTTTGTATTCTTCCCATTTTTTAGCAGCTAGTTTAACATCTTTATATTTTTTAACAAAATCAGAGTAAGTTAGCTTTTCTTCAGCTTTTTGTATCTCTTCTTTAAGTTCTTCCATTTCTTTGTCATATATCTTTTTTACTGCTTGTTTTTCTTTAGCTTCACTAATCCCTCTGATACTATCAAAGACAACAACCCCTCTAAGGCTCTTAGCTATTGGAACTAGCCTGTCTGGGATAAATACTGCTTCACCAGCATACAACACACCAAGTTCTGGGTGTTGTAAAGTGGTGCCTTTTTTTATGTTTAGTGCATACATTGTGCACCACCTAATATCTTTTTTCTTCTGGTAAGCTATCCCATTCTTTTTTACTGCATCTTTTCATGTTAATATCTAACCACTCTGCCCAAGTAACATTTCCTTCTTTATCTCTAGCTAATATGGTTTTCCCATTTGCAAGTTTGCCAGATTTTGTAAAAGACTTGCAGTTTTGTACCATTGATAAATATCTTGCTTGTTGATACTTGTTTTTACTGTTGTTCAACCAATCATACAACTCAGCTTGTGCACCTTCTTTTGTTAACCCAGCAGGGTTATCTTTAATAAAAGTTATGTCTTTGTCCGTTAACATGACCTTTCTCTTTTTCCCAGGCTCAGGGGTAAGGTCAATAAATCTATCTTCTGCCATCTTTCTTCACCTCTTTCTTATTTGATGGAGTATTATTTCTTTTTTCTCTTTTTTTTCAGCAGTTTTGTAACAACTGCTACAGCATCCTTTATATCAACACTACCATCTTTGTTGACATCTTCAGGAGCATATTTCTTAGCTTTTTTTGGTTTTGGTTTGGATTTAGGTTTAGGTTTAATTTCTGGTTCTTTATTAAGTTCTTGTAATTCATTATAAGCCCTTTTCCAGAGAATTGGATTTATTCCTTTCCAAGCTTCCATTTCAGCTAAAAGCTCTTCTCTTCTTCCCATTTTATTCACCTTAATCATCACTCATTGGTGTCCATGTTCCACTTACCATTCTATAATGAGAAGTTGTACCCATTGTAGCATCAAGTTTAACATATATTGTTCCTTCTGGGCATGTAATATCACCAGGAGTTCCAAACCCTCTAATGACTTTATTTGGAATAAACTCAGTACCAGCTCCTGCTCCTGCAGCTAAACCTCTCCTTAATCCTTTTTTTAATTGAGTATAACCATCTCCTGCCATTGTTAATTCACCTCATTAAACATAATAATTAAAAAAAATAAAAAAATATTTATGTAGTTACTATTCTAGCTACTGCACCAGGTCTTAAGTATTGTGCTGCAACCCTTTGAGTAACAACTGCGTATGAACTATCTCTAGCAGCATCAAAGTACCTTTCTATTGTAATAGGTCTCTTTTCAACTATAACAAATGCATGGTCTCTATCAATAATATAAGCGTATTTTGCACTTACATTATGTGAAACTATAACATTCATTCCCCATAGTTTTCCAATAAACCTATCTTGAATAGATAGATTACCGTAATCCTTGCTATTGAATTCATCCACATTTCTCATGTCGTTTGCAACTTCAACACCAACAACCATATCTGTTGCTGTGTGGTATTCTTCCTCTAATCCCTGTATTGCTGCAGTAATATCTGTCAGTGGTAAAGTAGCGTTTGAGTTTGCAACCCTTGTTCCACCTGTTTCTCCTGAAGCTGTGTCCAACTCAGTTATTACTAATGAGTCTTCATTATCAGCTAATTCGTATGCAGCTGTTTGTAGTTGTAGTGCCATTACATCCCACTGTGAGTCCTCAATCATTTCTTTGGATATTCCTATCCTTACACCATATTTTGGTGGTGTAATTGTAACGCTTGAATAACTCTCAACATCTAGTGGTACTTCTGCACCTTCACCTACTCTAGCAACATTCATTGAGTCTTTTGTTTGTAATGTTAAGACTAATGAAGAACCAGGTATGCTTGCTGGTCCAATAACTCTTGCTGCTAATGCTCTCCACACTAACCTCTTTTTTACATCTGCAATAAGCTCTTTAAAAAGAGTTCTAGGTATTAAGTAAGAACCACCAGCACTTCCTGCAGATGAGCTGAATGCGTCTTTGTAATCAGAGACTAACAATCCTGTAGACATTTTTTATCACCTCTTTATAAAGTAAGTTTCCACAAAATGTACTTACCATCTGCAGAGCCACCTGTAAGTGCTCTTCCTACTTTGTAATCTGCCTGTGTAACTGTAGCAGTTGTTCCCGTTGAACTAAAAGTAATTGTTTGATTTAATGCATCAACCTTTTGTGATGTGGCTGCATCAAACTGCAAAGCCCCACCAGCTTCAGTATTGCTGTTGACTGGGTGAAGGAATAAACCTTCTAAAGCAACAGTAACTGGACTCTCCGTTGAAGGACAGTCAGTTAGTGCAATACCAATTGGTGTTTTGTAACCAACATTACTACAAGGCAATGCTTTTACTTTTACATCGTTGTATGCGTAAGCAGCTCTTGCTGACGCAGCTGTTCCTGTGAATTTATCATCATTTGCAGCAGAATAAACTGGGTCTCCTGCTGTAATTGCAGTTGTGGTACTGTCATTTACAGCTGTGATTGTTCTGCCTTCATCTGACAATATAAATCCAACTTGTGCCATTGTTATTTCACCTCGTTATTTACCTAGGGATACTTTCCCTAATCTCTTTGTTGAACTCCTTGTAAGCTTTTGGACTGAAAGTTATGTTGCCTTCTTTTTCAATCACTATTCCACTAGCATCTTCTTTTTTATTTTCTTCTGTTTCTTCAACTTCTGCATTACCTTCTTCTTCACTTTCGTCTTCTTGCTCTTTTGCTAGTTTTTCTTCATAACTCAACATTATTTCAAGCTCCTTTATGCTTTTATCTTTAAGGTCTGCTTCTTTTTGCCCAAGATTAACTAGTTTTTCAACAACACTTTTTCTGTGTTCTTCTTCCCTAGCCTTCTCTTTTGCTTTTAAAGCTTCAACCTCTTTTTGGAGTTCTTCTTTTTCTTTCATTAGCTGTTTTAGTTTTTCTTCTTCAGCCATATTATTCACCTCTTGCTCATTTATTTCTATTTCTTCCACATTCTTATCATCAAGCTTTTTAAATTCTTCTGCAATAGCATAATCTACTGAATTAGTTGGAATGCCTCCAACTCCAACAGCACACAACCCTCTTATTTCTAATCCTTCCAGCTGATATTGATAGGCTTTACCTTCTCCTTCTCCTACAGCAACCCTTTTTATTCTTTTATATCTCCCATCAATTGAAACTTCAAAGAACCTATCCTTAGCCATTTCAATAACATCAGGGTAAGTTTTTGTATTGCGAATTTTAGCATCATACACAAGGGCATCTCCTTCTTTCCTAAAAGAGACATGACCTACAACATTCTTAGGTGTCAGTTCATGAGTCATAAAAAACTTAGCTTTAACACCATCGTTTTCTGCTATGTTTTTCGTTGTATAAGTTATCCCGTTCCTACTTTGAACAGGAGTTAAAGCAACTCCACCAATATTTACCCATCTGTTATTTGGGTCAGTTTCTTTTATTTCAAAAGTAACTGGAAAAGTAACATCAACATCCTTGATTTCATCTTCCTTAACATTAGCATGTAGCGCTGCTAGTTGTTTCTTCGCTTTTTCTTTACTATCATGAGTACCAACTACTTTACCATCACTTTTCTTAACTACAAGCCATTTGTTTCCTTTTTTTATTATCTCCCAAGGCATTTGCATCACCAGTCTGAACTTTGTGTTCCTCCCAAGTATCTATTTTTATCTGAATGAAGAGGTTTTATGTTTTCAACAAACACATCTCTGTAAGCGTCTTCTCTAGTTCTCCATTCATTATTATTCCAATTGTTGTTTGTAAAGTTATTTTCTTTAACTAAGTTTTGAAATTTCTTTTTTTGTGATAGTGAGTTCATGCAAACAAAATCTTTGTCATATTTTTGAATAACATGTATTCTTTTGCAAACTGGACATTTGAAAGTTGCCATTAAATCATCTTCCTCCCTTCAACTTTTTGAGGTTTCTTCTTAGCTGGTTTAACATCTACTTGTGATTTATCAACTCTTACTTTGTTTGGTGTATTGGTTGATTTTGTTGGGTCATTTGGATTATCTTTTATTTTGTCTGGTCCAAGCTGTTGTGAACCAAAACCTGGTTTATAAAGTTCTCTGTTTTCAACATCTGGGTCATGAAATTGGTCAGGCAACATTGAGTTTGCTTTCTTTTGTGTTATTATGCCATCTGCAACAAGCCCTCTTAATATTTCAACATCCATTTGGAATTGCCTCTCTTCAACTCTTTCCCAAATCAGTTTATTTTTGTTATTTCCTGTTAATAAAGTAAATATTTGTTCTTCTATTGCCTGTTTTAATTCATCTTGTATTGCTCTTATATGTCTTCCATTAGCTCTAAGTTTAACTTCTGCTCCTTTGTCATTAACATTGGCATCTCCAAGCTGAGCAGCTAACAGAAGAGATTGAGTTTGCAACCCAACAAGAATATTTGAGTCAATGTGAGTTAATATTGGTTTAATATCCAAGCCTTTGTTCTTAAAATCTAAAACACTCATTTCAACTAAGTGATTAGTTACATACTCTGTATCTGAATATATATCTGATAATTTTGATTGTATGCCCTTAACTTGGTCTTCATCAGCTGGATGTAAATCATCTCCTATTTTTGCATGAATTATTGGTGCAATATATCTCTTAACAATGACTTTCATATCTGACTCAATCCTGTCTTTCACATCTAACATTGGTAAAGATGATAAAATCATGCTTGTTCCATATTTGTTTGAGCCAATTAAATTCCATCTCCAACAAAACATATCTTCAATGTTTCCTGCTTTTTTTGCTAATATGCCTTTTGGTTTAACTCCCCAATATTTTCTCTCATTGTTAATTTCTTGAACATGAGCTAAAATCTTTCCCTTCTTTGTTCTAAATATAGACATTGTTCTTGGGTCAAGATGTTTAAAAGTAACTGCTCTTCTCAATCTACCAAGCCCTTTCTTTGAGGCACCATTTAAATCAACCATCTCTGACCAATAAGTTCCTGCTATTAATCCATTTTTACAAAACCTTCTCATGTGGTGCTTAAGTTTAATTAACTCAGCCCATTTCATCAAAGCATCTTTTTGTGGACCTTCTATCCTAAAATCTTGCACAACTTGTTCAACTTTAGAGTCAATAGAAGCAGCAACTATTGGAAAATTATGATAAGCATTAAAGAACATGTCAATTAATCTTATGTCTTGTTCTTTATCATCAATCTCACCAAACAAGAACTCAGATTTTTTTGCGATTAATGCTTTTCCTTCTTTTGCATTTTCTTTTTCTTTAACTTCATTTCTAATAATAATTGGCATTCTACTCATGTCAAAATTCTTAATAGACCTAGATTTAATAAATTTAGATACAAAGGGAATTTCCATTTTGATATCGTGGTATGTTTAAATCGGTTTATAAATTTATCGGTAGCTTTCCTTTTGATTAGTGAGTTTTTCCAAATATCATTTTATGGTAACCGTAAGAACCCCTTGATAACACTGGCTTCAGACCAACTGAGCCTCTACAAGCATAATTAGCTAAAGCCAATGCCACAACAATATCATCATGTGTACCAATTCCTTCAAACTTAATGGTGTGTTTAACTTCATCATACTTCATACCAAATCCCATAAGCTCTTCAATTATATCTGTACTAAGCTTCATTGTTCTTGTGTCTGTCCTTTCTCTTGGTATAATAAATTTCTTTTTTTCTTCTGGTAAATTAACTTTTTCATTTGAAGTATAAATCTCCCAGTTGCTCTCAAATGCAGAGCGAAGCATTGTTATTAGTTCTTGTTTCTTGTTTGTGTAAAGACCTGCTGAAAATTTAAATCCTTCAATAGATACTCCACTAACCATTCTTCTAATATCATCTATAAAAGATGCACCAAAACTACTTTCATCAAGAACAGCCCTAACTGGTTTGTAAAAGTTCATTATCTCTGCTATTCTAACTTTTTGAGCATTGTAACTCATGCCTTTCCATCTTTCCATGTTAGATACAATAAACAAACCATCTTTAGTTCTTTCAATAACAACAACCACTGTGTAATCTGCAGAAGACTCAGCTGATAAAGCAAAATCAATACCAAGATAATATGAGCTGTTGGTGTTTCTCTCAGTACTCATAGAGAGATTGTAATTAAATGATTGTTCAATCAAATCATAAGGAAACAGTTTGTCATCTGAACCAAGAGGCACACACATGAATTCTCTTGACCAAGTCAGATTGTCCATATCATCTATTAAATTACCCACTTTGTCATATATCTTTACTCTTCCTCCTTTTTTAACTATTTTCCAGTCTGGATATCTTTGTTTGAATAAATTAACTTTGTCTGTGTATGCTGGATAAATCATGCTTTTCCATGCATCATTTTTTCTTAATTTATGTGGCAAATCTATTTTGGATTTTGGAGTACCTATACAGTTTATGTCTCCATTCTTTGCAAGAACTATTTTAGCAACAACTGAGTGCATAATGTCATGGTCTCTGTACTCTCCTATTTCATCACAACCAACCCAGTCAACATGATATCCTCTTAAGTTGTCTGAGTAAGGCAAACATCTTATTCTTGAGCCATTTTTAAATTGTATGCTTGTTTTACTCCATGTGGCAGATTTAGCAGATGGGACTGCAGTTCTCAACACCTCATTATTTAAAACAGTGTCTTTAATCCTTTTCAGAACATCAGTAGATTGAGCAAGAGAACTTGAAGTAACAATTCCTTCAAAATTTTTTTGTTTAAATGCTCTCCATATTGGCTGGTCAACAAGCAATATTTCTGTTTTACCAGATGTACGAAAAGCTAAGAAGTTTGTCCTCTTGTGTTTTTGAGTTATTTTTAACCATTCTTTACCATATTCAGGTAGTTTCCACCCTCTTGGTTTGAATATTATTTCTTCTACAAAGAAAACTGGGTCTTTGAGTTTAGATTTCAACTCTGAACCATATTTTTCAATTAATTGCTTAAGTTGTCCCATTTTCCATCACTTCTGCATCAACTTCAACTGTTTCAGACATAAATGAAGCAAAATCTTTAGCATCTACGCCTAGTTTTTGTTTAACTCTTTCCTTATTTGTTAATCCAAGCTCTTTCAACATGTTTCTAAATTGAGTTTCTATTGAATTTAGCAAATATCCTGCCTCATTAGCTTTAGTGAACTTGATGCCAGATTTAGAAGTAATTATTTTAACATCTCCTTCTTTCATTAAAACAGATTGAACTCTTTTAATCCTAAGAAAATCATATATAGCGATATCAAGCATTAACAGGTCCTGTGGCTTTGTTAAGTTATTTTCCTTTACTACAACTGAGAACAGCTCTTTGTATATTCTTTGTTCATCTGGTCTAACAACTTGATTAACATATTCTATCAATTGCTTCTCGTATAATTTTTTATGTGCTTTTGTTGGAGCAAAAGGGTCTTTGATTTTAGTACTTATTTCTTTTTTTTGGGATTTGTATGACCTTCTCCTCATTTTTTATTTCACCTCTCTCTAAACATTTGTGGCTTTTGAAATCTCTCCAGCTTGAGTAAGTTTTTTTACAGTTTCTA